CAAAATGCTCGATAAGACATCCAGTATTATCTGCGCTTTTGGCTTAGCATCTGCCGTACCTCGCTCGCCGTATCGGCACTTAGAATTATGCGGTATTGCCCTTTGTTTTCAGATACACCTTAGGCCTTGAACTTTGCCAGCACCACCTTGGCCTCGTTGGAAAGCACGGCAACGTAAAATTCGTCCGCTGTGATCTCGGTGGTGCGGATCTTGGGTTTGCGCTCGGTTTCCACATTCACCGCGCGCTTGCGGTAAATGGTCAGAGCGGGCACCTCGTCCTCGTTGTCGTGGTCAGCTTCCAGCTTGATGATAGGGCAGGCATAGCACTTGGTTTTGCCGGAGCCAACCTCCACCAGCGGCACCTTTTTGCTGGGCACCACACGGCAGCCCGCAATGGAGCCGATCTCGCCGGACATCCGCACATTGGCGGGGTACTTGTCCGTGCTGGTGAATTCGGCGTCCTTTCGCAGCTGGGTCACCTGTTTAGGGTGAACAAAGATTACCTTTTCGGTGGCCTGCTCTTCCTGCAGGGCGTCCACCGCATCCACAACGCCCGCATAGCTGATAATGCCCGCCGAGCCGTCATAGGTCAGGGTAGCGGTCTGCAGCACATCCATGCAGTCGTTATCGATCTTGGCGGCAATGGCCATGGCCAGCTGGGTGTTGGCCTCCCCCACCGGGTTGCCGTAGCCGGAAAGCACCGCTTCATCGGTCAGGCCAATGCCCTTCATGGCCTTTTTCACGGTGGCTTTGCGGGTGGATGTCGTCATCTTTTCAATGGTCACAGCCTCGCCCTCGGCCACAATGTCGGCATCGCCGATGTAGGCATAGGCGGGCACCGTGATGGTATCGCCGGGGACACCGGCCAGGGTATCATCCACCTTGGCAAAGGGTGCCACGCGCAGCTTTTTGGGGATTCGGGCGGACACCATGTCCCCCATCACTTCCGGGTCGATCAAATCAGCAATTTTGGTATAAGTATCTGCCATAGAATTTCTCCTTTAATTAATCAATTTTTGCGGGTCTATTTGACCCGTTCAGCTTATCGAAAAGTTCAAATTTTGCCTTGTAGAGCATGCGGGGGCGAGCAATGTTTACCCGCAGGCTCAGCGTTGCAGCATTATTTTAATGGCAAATGGCGGCGGGCGCACACTGCGCCCCTACGAATCACTTTTCGACGGTCTGCGGCAAGTCTATTCGTCCCGCTTACTTTTCCCGCAGGCGGCGGTAGGTATCGGGGTCGCTGTGCTTTAAGGCAAGGCGCTCTCGGTAGCTCATGCAGGCAAATTCCGCTTCACGGTTCAGCAGCGGGGCACTGCCGGTTCCGGCGGCATAGGGTGCGGGCTGCACCGGCTGTGCGGCGGGGGTTGTCGATTTATGCTCCAATCTGGGTTTCTCCTTTCTTTTCTTCGTTGTTTGCGGGGGCCGCTTGTGCTGCCTGCGGCATCAGCTCCTTACGGATCTTTGCCAGCTGGGCGGCATCGGCATGGGGCAGGTCAAAGTACCAGGCAAGGGCCAGTTCCGGCCGCAGCAGGCCGGATGTTACCATGCTCATGTACTCGTTCCAGGTGCGGGTGCGGTCAAACAGCACGCCATCGCCCCAGTCCACCGTCAGGTCTTTCCCGGCGTCAAAACTCAGGCCCGGCATGCCGTACACCTTGCCCAGCGCGGCGCACAGTTCCAGCGCCTGGCCGGCACCGTTCTGCCACATAGCCTGCAATTCCTGGATGGTCAGGTTATAATCGCCCTCGCTGGAGGTGATTTCCGTTGCGGTGCGCTCGGCGGCTTCCACCTCGCTCAAAATGCCGCGCTTGAAACCGATCAGGCTTTCGCAGCTGCGCAGGATATCCTGCTTGCGGGCCAAAAACTGTTCCACCCGCAGCTGCGGGCTGTACACCGTCACCCCCACGTTGGCGGGGTCATCCGGCAGGCCGATGAAAAGATCATCCTGCAAGGTGCGGCGGCCATAGCCATCCTCCCGTAGCAGGTCCTCCGAGGCAAACACACGGGAAGCACCGTTTTCAAACTCCTGCCGCATCTGGTATTCCAGCCGGGCGGCGCTGTGCATCAAGCCGGCGGCAGGGGCATATACCGCCACGGCGTCGGGGCCGCCATCCACACAGTTCAGCAGCGGGGTGCGCAGTGCAGCCAGACCAACGCCCCGCACCCCCGGCAGCAGCAAACTTGGCTGCAACTGGACGGTGGCGGGCAGCGTCGCCAGCGGCACCTCCCGGCCCAACGCCTCACCCGCCAGCTCAAACAAGCGGGTCTCGATGGTCAGGCCGTCCGCCCCGGCGGTGCGGCGCTCCAGTAGCAGGTAGCCGCGGCCATCGTGGCGCAGCACCTCCATGGTGCCCACGCCGGTCAAAGCGCCGTGGGCATCGCGGCCAAGGGGTGCATAACAGTCCCGCCGGATGGGCACAAAGTCAAACCCGCGGCCATGCAGCACCGGTTTCAGCAGGCATTCACCGCCAACCAGTGCGTACTGCATGGCCTGCACCCGCACGGCATCCAGCGCCTGCAGGCTGGGGGCCAGGGCTTCGGCGGTCCTGCTTTCATACTCCGCAAACACGGTGCGGCACAGCTTGCTGACCACCAGCACCGCCAGCCGGTCGGCGGCGTCCTCGCCGGGGGACTGGGTGCCGTAATAAAGGTTCAGCCATTCCCGGATGGCCGCCTGCATCCGGGCCGAGGTCACATCCCCCCGGCCGAATGCCTGTTCCAAGTAACTTTTCAATCCATTCCTTCTTTCCTATTTGTGGGTTCAGCTGCCGCGCCGCCGCCACACGCTTTCCAGCGCATAGCGCACCGCGTCAATGTGGTGATTGTCGGCGTCCGGCCAGGCGTTGGTCACCTCCCCGGTTCGTGCATCCCGCAGGTATTCATAGCCGGTAAACTCGGCTGCAGTTTCGGGGCAGCGCACGGGGTCAATGATGATAGCGTTCAGGCTTTGCAGCCACTTCATCCCGGCGGCCACACTGCCGGGACCTTTGACCGCCGCCCGGCACGGCAGGCCCGCCGCGCGGTAGTCCGCACAGCTTTTGGGTTCCGCGGCATCGGCGGTCAGCAGCGCCGTGCGGTCCAGTCCGCGGTCCAGCAGCAGGCGAGCGGTTTCCCGGTTGGGGGTGCGGCGGCGGGTCAGCTCGTCAAAGATCACCAAGGTGCGGCGGGCGGCATCGTAATGCACAGCGTTGTAGGCCCAGGGGTCCGGATACCAGCCCCAGTCCACCCCGTGGTACACCCGGTCAAAGCTCTGGCATTGTTCGGTCGTCAGGGTTTGCAGCTGGATGTTGCCAAATACTGCCGTGCCGCAGCCGACCGCTTCGCCCAAATATTCATGGCGGAACGCCGTGGGGTTGGTCTGTTCCAGGTGGGCGGCATCCGCCAAAAAGCGTTCGCCCAGCCAGGCGGGCGGCAGGTCGCGGTAGGTGGAGTGGTGCACCAGCTTGCCGGGGCGCTGTTCCAGCGCATAACGGTTGGCCCAGCTGCGCCCCGATGCCGGCGGGTTGAAGCTTTTGAATGCCAGGGTAAAGCTGCCGCCGCGGAACACGCTCTGCTCCACACTGCGCACCTCCTCGGGGCCGTCGAACTGGTCAAGCTCCTCAAACCAACAAATGCCCACAGCGCCGAACGGCAGCTTTAAGCTCTTGAGCTTGCCCGGGTCGTCCGTCCCGAAGAATAAGATCTTCTGCCCGGTGGGCAGATAGGTGCACTCCATCGGGCTGACCGTGCAGCGGAAATACCCCGCGCACCCCAGCTCCCCGATGGCCCATACGATC